GGTTACCACGTTAGTAGAAAACGGAAAACCTGGTATCAGCAGTGGGACGGCAAACCCTGCATCAGTGCCTAATTATTGACCTTTGTGAGAACTTCTGTTCAAGAGTCTGTGGTCAGCATCTTTTGCGAGAGACAGTGCCTTCAGCGACCTTTGTGAGAACTTTGTTCAAGAGTCTGTGGTCAGCATCTCTTCTGAGGGACGGTACCTTTAAGTGTTAAGTATTGTGATCAACATGCATTCAGTCCGTCTGAGCGACACGGCCAGACGGGCCTTGTGGTATATGAAACCACTGAAGCCCGAGACAACATTGCTCATGCGGCAGAGGTTCTTCGCAGGCAAGCACTCTTGGTTTGAGGGCGCTTGTGCTGACATTTACGGAGCGGTTCACGCGCTTTATGGCATCGACGATGAACTTTGCGGCTGGTTCCTAGGCCTGTTGGCTTGGGCTGGCTCAGTGAGTCCTTCTGGCTCACTTCACGATTTTTACGACTACAGCATGCCTGAGATGAGACGCATAGCTGAGATGGTCATGGCCTACACCATTGGGACGTACGGTCGCAAGCACAACGACCACGCTTCGATTATGGATGCAATCACGGCGTTCAATTTGGAGCATGGGACCATTGTGACCAGTGGTCTCAGCAAAACCCAGTGCGGCGCTAATGACGGCTTCTATCTGGAGGCACACCAGCCCCCCATGGGCGCGATGACTAAGGCCATTTACGCTGCGGCCCCTGTGATCGACTTGACTGATGACCTGGAAGACAAGTTGTCGGACGCGGTTGATCTGTCATTGGACGATTTGGCTGAGGCAGCCTGGGAGCTGCAAGCTGGCCCCTCGTTCTTCGAGAAACAAGCGGAGAAGGCCGCCGGAGCGTTCGTCAAGGGAGCCATCAACGCGTACCACGAACACAACGCGTCGCAGGTTATTGCAGGCGCAGTTGCTGACGTCGTTGCTCAGACGACGCAGCCAGCTCTAGACAAGATGTATGATGGCACGCTCGGGTTCCTCATGGACAAAATCGACAGGTTCAAGAGATGGTTGTGGACGCTTCTAGCTGACATTGGTCGGTTCTTCACACCGAGCAAGGACCGGGTCGCCGAATTGGTAGCTTTCGTCAAAGATCTCTTTTCGACCGTGTATTCGGTGGGTTCTACTGCCATCGAACAACTTGGAGCCCTGCTGAATGAGCTTGGCGAGACAGTCGGATCAGGGTGCCTGGCCATTTTCGCGCTAGTGTCCATGGGCGGCTTTTGCCTTATCGACTCGTGGGCACCAAACTTGACGCAGTGGGTTTTTGACAAGCTCTTGTCTCTGTTTATGACGGAGGCTGGGCCCATGGAGCACCAATCACGCGTATTCGAAAGGGTCACTGCAAGACCAGGCATGATCTACGTCGCACTGGGTCTTCTGGGTGTGGCCAATATCGGCCAGGCCATCAGTCTCTTCAACAACTTGCCCAGGTTCATGGAGACGGTCAGCAACATTCCCCAAGGGATGGGTCACTTGTTCCGAGCAGTCGCACAGTTTCTAGGCTTTGACGTTGAGCTCAAAGTCGCAGAGATGGACATTTCAGACATCAATAGGATGACCGCGTTGTACATTAAGCAGATCAGAGTGGTTAGGGATCCTAAACCATGAAGGAAATCGAGCAGTTCCATTCTGACTTGTGCAAGTCGGGTCGCAAAGACGTCGCGGTGTGCGTGGCACGATTGGGACGAGCCGTTGTCATGGCCCGTGAGAATCCCGGAATGGTTGCTAAAACCCGACCCGAGCCCACTTTCTTTTTCCTCTCAGGATCACCGGGTGTTGGTAAGAGCAGTGCAGTGGCGTATGTGTTCAAACCGCTGTTGCTGAAAGCCATCCTCAGAGATCCAGTGCTTGCCGCTTATTTGCCAAAGAAATCGGAAGTGCCTACCAGTATGCTCCCAGACGTTTGGTGCTACCCCTGGCAGTTTGGTGATTTTGAGGAGGGTTATGCTGGCAATTTTGCGGTCGAGATAGACGACGCATTCCAGAGCAAGGACCCCTCTACAGCGTCAAGAGCCGCAGCACAGGTCGTGGGCATGGGAAGTTGTGGCCCCTACTCGATTGACGCAGCATTTGAGAGCAAGGGTTGGCTCAGTTTCATTTCACTGCTGATCATGGGCACAACTAACAACGAGAGGATTGAGAACCCTCAGGCCCATAGTCCCGAAGCGTTCGCGCGCAGGTTCACACATCTCTTTCACACTACTGTCAGA